TGCATATGTTGAGGATGTTTGTTGTCCTTGATAGATAGAAGGTTGATAACCGCCAATGCCTGTAGCAAAAGTTCCTTGGTTGGCGTAGACTACACCACCTTCTGCCATTTCCCGTGGCCCATCTTTCATCTCACCACCGATAAGGATAAGATCACTGGGACCAAAGGGCATGTCATCTGGCATAGTGGCTTCTTCACTATTACCCATTTGACCCATAGCTTCCATTTGCTTAAGGCCCATCTTAGCTTCTTGACGCAAATCCATAAGTTTATCTAACCCATGATAGCGTACTACATCTGCAGGAAAAACAAACTCACCCTCACTGAGCATAGCAGGTATATCATCACGAACTTCTTTACGTGAGCTACCTACAGGAACGTCATTTCCAGATTGTTCATCTACCATGCCTCCCTCGTCTTTAAGGCCACCATCCTCAAAAAGTTCCATCTGCTTTTCCATTACTGCCTTATCCTTTTAATACTTCATCTCTAAGTAGTTTTATCCTACGTAGCTGATAGATAGCGCCTTGCGCCCTGTGTACCGTTATAATATTGTCTGACTGTTCCATTGCACGATGCTGTTGAGCAATTACAAAATCAATGTAGTCACTAAAATCAGCCCACTGTTGGTGGTTGTTGACCAGTGGCTTGAGCTTGTTGAGGTGCTCCCTGTCCTTGTTCATTTCCGCTAAATCCTTGCTCTTGCGGCGTAGGTACTTGTCCTGTACCTATGTTACCGCCACCCGCTCCAGTCGGGTCCATAGGGTTACCACCCTGTGCTGGAGGTTGCTGTTGTTGAAAACCCTTCATGAGTTCAGCTTGAATAGCTGCTTCATCCATGTTGTTAGTAACTTTGTCAGGGTCTAGTTCAAGAGACTTTGCAATCTCACGTATAATATACTGGAATTTTGCAAAAGGTGCAAGGGTAGGATTAGAAGAAATTTGCATAAACTGCATTAATCTTTGGCTACGTACCTCATTAGCCATAAGACTTTCGGTTCCACGGGCTTTAACCTCTAGGTCACCCTTAATGTTTGGATCGTAGTCAAACTGCATATTAAAGCGGAACAGACCTTCACCAAGTGGGCGTAGCAAGTAATCATCTACATTTTTAATAACACTTTTGATACCACCTTGGGCAGCACCCATAAGCATTGAGATACCGGAAGCTGTACGACCTACACCGGATACCCCTGTTTGACCGTGCGCAAAAGAAGGAAAGCCTGTGCTTTCATCTGCAAGTACACGTGCTTTGTCAAATAACTGTAGGTTCTCACCGGATACGTTAGGAAACTTAGTACCAAAAATAGCTTGACCGGGTGCGCCACCTTGGCGACGAAACACTTTACCGGGATACACTGACATGTCTTGCCCCGGTACTAGATTAGTTTCATCTACTTCTAGGATCAAGTTACCGGACAGTACGGCATTATCTACAGCCATACGCATAAAACCATTCATGAGTGTTTGGGTATCGTCCATATTTTCTGCAATACCTACACCAAAGAAAGAGTAGGGGTTTAGTTCATATGGTGCAGCCATGTACGGAATACGTGCAGGTTTGAATGGGTTTAATACCATACGCAGTAGTTTACCGTTACATAGCCATACGTTAGCCTGTAGTTCATCTACCTCAGATAGTTCGTCTGGAATATCTACGCCTTGCTCAAGTAGCATCTCAACGTCTACCATACCCCAATACTCTAGTACCTCAAAGCGTTCTACGCCATGATCCGGTGAGTAATCTGAGAGATCATCTTCCCAAGATTCTTTAGTATAGTTTTCGCCTAGTTGAATTGCATCGTCAATTACATTAGCACGAAAGAAAGGTCTACGCTTAAGACCACGCAACTGACTACGTGACATCTTGTGACGTTCAATTACGTACTGAGCTTCGTCCATGTTAGTTGCATCTGGGTCTGGGTAAAAGTTCCAAACGGATACATGCGATACTTGTGGTATTGTTTTAATGGTAGGTGTATACTCACCGTCTTCATTCCAGCTTGGGTATTCTTTATCTACAGCAAACGGACCCTTCATGACACCCGTACCAAACAGAGCCATTTCAAATGCCGTACTCCGCAAATGTTTGCTTGCACCGGACTCTTCTAGCTGGTCATGAATTTTCTTTTGCATCATCTTAGCGGCAACCATAGCTGGGCTAAATGTAACTGCAGTAGGTGTTTTGCCTGTACCTTCACGTACATTATCTACACCCTCAAACTTATCCTTAAGTGGGCCTAGACTTTCAGCTAATGTTTTTGCAGTTGCTCCTGCAGGTATCTCACGATCATCTCCTGCGTAACCGTATGGACCTACATCTTCTTCCAAACCGGATTCACGAAGTTGCTCTGGCTCCATAGGATCAAAGCTAACATCTGCAACTACACCTTCCGGTAACTCGGTAGGGTCTACAGATAAGGGAAACTTCTGTGCCGCAAATAATACATCTACAATCTGACCGTAGGCAGCAAGTGTTTTTGTTTTAGTTACTTTAATAAATACACGAGACTTCTCAGCTTCTGTAAACTGTACTTCTGGACTATATAAGCCACGATAGTTTCTATATGAACGCAACCAACGCTGTTCGTCTTGTTGGCGATAGTCATCTGCACGGCTATACTTCTCCATAATAAATGGAATAATATTAGAAGTGTCTACGTCATCAATAGATGAATCGTCGCTATCCTCTAGTGCAATAGCGTCATCTTCGATAAAGTTGTCGTTATCTTCTGCCATTTATTTTTCCTTAATAACCAAAGGTAGCATCTGCTACTTGCATTCCGTTGTAGTGAGTTCCACCAGAGTCAAAGTCAAAAACACTAAATCGTGGTCTGGACATGATACCATATCTTAGTGCATCATACAAGTGGTCTTCTGCGTGAGTATCTATGTCTTCTGGGTTTCTTTTGTCAATAGGCAATGCAGGTATCTGAGAAATAAGATTAGTACAGTTATTAAAAAATACTAGTCTGGGTTCTTCCGTATACTCGTCTACCTGCAAACGTCTATGTACTTCGTTCTTACCTGCTACACGTGATCCCTTAGAACGGTCCGAAGGACGCCAGCGACATCCTCTGTGTATCATCTGTTCCGCAAGGCTAGGTCCAGTGTCACCACGTCTGTGCCACAGTGAACTATCTAGCACTCCGTACTTTATACCACCATCTCCCGCCTCAAGTTCCATAACCATATCGGCAAGATCAACGGCGAGTACCTTACTTACGTATAGTTCACGGTATACAATAAGTTGTTCACTAGGGGATACAGCGAACCATACAACGCCAGAGTAACTTCCATAACCATAATCACACGCCCTAAACTTTATCCAATTACTTGGTATATCAAATGGTTCGACTACGTGTACGTTTCTGTCAAACTCCGTAAAGGCTGCGCCTTCTTTGATATCCCAATCGCCTTCAAGCAATTGCTTACGCTGTTGCTCAGGCAGTGACAAAAGCATTGCTTCGTAGTCACCTTGCTCTGACAGATAAGGATTGTCAGAAAGTCTCGCAGGTATAAACCTACGTTTAAATAGAGGCTTGCCTGCTTTCTCATGACCTGCAGGATACTTTAGCTGTTCATTAGTATCTATATCGGTAGCTATAAATGAATTCCCTGCAGGTGCAGGATCAATAAACATTTTCTTTACCCAGTGATGTCCTCTGCCGCCGGGGTTAGTAGTAGCCCTCATAGACAAAGGAAGTGCAGGGTCTGCAGTACGTAACCGTGAGCGCATGTAGTTCCATGCATAGGGCGTAGCCCATTGAGTTAATTCATCAAATCCTATCCAGCTAAATGCTAGACCTTGATAACGTGTAACGTCTTGGTCTTTATCTAGGTAACTTAACCAAAGTGTAGCACCAGAAGGTGCAGTCCATGTCATCTTACGTTCTGACCACTTAATACCGGGCCAAATCTTAGGATACATTTCCTGTGATTTAGTTATCAGTTCCCTTAGTTCTTCCGTAGTGTGCCGTAATAAGACACCAGCAAAGGCTGGAACACCCATGTAACGTAAGGGATCAGCCAACATGGCGTAGCTCTTACCCCCACCAGCACTGCCACCATATAAAACTTCACGTTCACTAGAAGCAAGGAAGTCCGTCTGTGGGCCGGGATTAGGTTTGAAGATTACATTATGATCTTCTTCAACCTTACTAGTAAAATCATCTAGTAGTACTGTAGGGCTAGGCTGCTTCACCTTCGTTGCTGTTTTCTTTTGCCCCGATGCGGTTGTTTTCGATTTCTTCCGCTTTGGCGATTGCCTTTTTCGCATAGTCTGCCCATTTGCGTAGGCTTCCAGCTTTGTTTTTTCTTTGTCGCTCATTGTCCAACCGTTTCTTTAGACCTACGTGTGATATTGACCTACCTGTATTTCTGGTAAGCCAATTCGCCACTTCCCGATATGAATACTGTTTAATGTATTTCTTCGCTTGCTCAAGCATATCAAGTTCGTGGTCAATTGGCAAGAGGATTCCGCTATCATCTGGATCAATTTCGTATCCAAAAGGAATTGTTCTTGCTACACGTGGGATAGATACCCATACGTTGTCTTCTTTGAGGTCGGTTGGTTGTGGTAATTTCCACGTACCTACTTTTTTAGTCATCATCATCCTGTGGGTTTTTAGCTGGCATAAGCATTACGCCACCCTTTGCTTCCACTTGCATCTTCTCAGTCTTAACCAAACCAGTACGATCAAGTAGTTCTTTTGCAGCTTGCATCTTATCACGAATACCTAGCTCTGTAGGATCATACAACGCACCTACCATAGCCATTGCAGCCTTTGGTGCATTACGTGCAAGAAAGGTGTGTGTTACTTCGATGATCTCTTCTTTGATACCTTTAGTAACTTCTGCATTAGACGTATTTGCGGAGTAACCAGCCAACATCTTAGCGGCGGTAATGTCACCACCTGCTTCGTCCATAAGAACCGCTAGAAACTTTTGTTGACGTTCCGTTAACTCACGTGGCATAGTACTTCCTTTACATCAATTCAAAGTGTGGACCGTCAATAAAGGGTCTACGGCCTTGTGACCTACGTAAATCTACATATGCCATCATTGCATCTTCCGCTGTACCTTCGTATGTACGAATGTCACCCTCTGACCAAGCTGCACCCCACTTGATTGCTACACCAAGTTCCTTAGCTGCCTCTTTCATTGCGTCACAAAGATCATCATAGACATTTAGTTCCCATACACCCTTGCCATGTACATAAGCCATAAGGTCTACTGCACGGCCCTCTAGGTGCTTGGACTTCATAGTCTGGGACTTACCTGCCGCTACAAGTTTCTCTTGCTCTTCTACGGTACGTAGGCCATAGATTACACCAAAGTCTACCTTAGTCAACTCAATAGCACGTTTAACTACGGCTACTAGGTTTTCATTTACTCCATCCATCTTAGATAGGCTGCGGCTTGAAAGGCTAAATGTCATTACTTCTTCCCTGTGAAAAACTTAGATACTGATCTCATACCAATGCTGGCACTTACAATACCACCTAACGAATACTGATACCAAGTAGGCATAGCTTCAAGTGAAGTAAAACCTGCTTGTACAATCTGGTTGCCCCAGTCACCACAAAATGCAAGAATGAGTGGGATACTAAATAACAAAGTAATCCACTCATCTTTCCAACTGTTCTGGGTAGCGTTAATTGCAGCTAAGTCCCAATCAAGTTCACCTGTAGCTTGCTTAACACGTATTTCTGCATTGGCTTTTTGTATAGCTACCTTACCGTCAAGATAAGATGAAGCTAGACCACCTACTGCGCCTATGATTTGACCAATCATTTATTTGTAGCCTTCTTAGCTAAGTTAGTTACACCCATAAAAACGGATACTACACCAGCTACAGATACAAAATATACTGAAGCCATGCTACCGATAATAGTTGAGGCATTGTCTAAGCCCATTAAGCCAGTAAGAACTACGCCCGAAGGATACAAAAGCATACCCCACAAAGCAAACCAAGCCATTTTCCTAGTCTGATCTCTGTGGGCATCCTCATCCTCAATACGCCTACGCTTATCATCTAAGGCTAACTTGTCCCACTCACCTTGATCAATACAGCCACTACCGTCTGCATCAACCTTATCAAACTCAGTCATTACGTTCTCCGAAAACGTTTAGCCGTTTTAGCTGCAGCTTTAGGTTGTTTAGAAAATTGTTTACCAGCCTTAGTATCTTTTCTTTTTTTGGCTGTACTTGCTGCATACTCTCCACTAGACATAGCTTTAATAGCACCAGCTGGAAGATAACGTTCTCCAGTAGCTTTTGACCCTTGCGTAGAAGGTTTACCACTTTTGGTTCTCCAATCTTGCTTTGTCCACTTGTTAAGACTTTTCTGGGATTTGGAGAGGGCCATTACTTATAGCCCCCACCCTTTGCTTTGTATTGCTTTGCGACCATTTGAGCCTTCCTTGCGCTCCACTGTCCGGGCTTTCCACCTTTGCCACCTGCCTTAACGGAGGCAACAAGACGCTTACGCATAGTAGGCTTAGTATAATTACCAGCCGCATTAACCGTTGAAGATTTTTTGGTTGATTTCACCACGTGTAATTCCAATATCTTTTAGTTCTTTGTCGGACATATTACGAAGAAGCCAGTAATCTGCACGTTTTTGTTGTGCTACTGCGATTGCTTCAAACCAATTAATTAACCATTTCATGTTTATAACTCCTTGTTCATGAACATATGTACACGGATTATCCAATGTACATAGGAGTTATACCATACTTAGTTATATCATACTACAGACAATAATGCAACCCCGCTATTACCCTACCGGGATGAAGGTTTCAGTTACGGTAATAATAGTATCTAGGTGACCTGCACTAGAGGGCTGAACTTGTATCTTATCACCCGGTTGTAGCACTAGATCAATATTAGAAAAAGTTATGTAATCACTATGTCCTATGCTTTTACCATGTAGGAAATGTGATGTATAAGAGTCTGCCGCTACGTACCATTCTACGTCTACGTTAGTACTGCCACTTGTTGCGCCATTAACCAGCTGAATAAACGTAACTTCCGCTGTACAATTAGCAGGGCAAGTGTATACAACCTCAAGGCTAGTGCCTGTGTTATGACCGTATACAGAACGCATACGTGAAGGTTTGCCTTGGTTGAATACTGACATGTAGTCTATTTATTCCCGTTAAGTTCGTTCATATATACTTCAAAGGCTGCTTTAGTTTTACCCATACCTACTGGTAATCCAGTCTTTTTCTTTTCTGCGTCCGTCATCTTGCTCCACTTAGCATACGTAAGGTAAGGACTATTTCCTTTAAATGGCCCTGTACCTTTTTTACTTGCTATATAGGCTTTGGCTTTAGCAAGATTGTCTAGTCTGCGTTTAGCTGCTGCAGCTTTAATCTTAGCGTTAGCTGCATCTACTTCTTTTTTCTCAGCTACGGTCATGTCTCCATAGCCTTTGCCTGCACGAGTTACTGTATCGGGACGTGCTTTGGGGCGAGTAGTTTTAGTAGGTCTGGCTTTAGGTCTAAGAGAAGTCTTTACGGCGGATGCAGATTCAGGCTTCTTAGCGGTCTTAGGTTTCTTCCAATCGTTAGCCCATTGAGTAAGTGTCTTACCGGACTTCTTGAGTTCTTCTGCAGTTACCGCAAGTTTCTTTGTACCCTTCTTATCAAAAAAGAATTTAGAACCTGCCTTCTTTGCAGCTGACACTGTACGAGGTTTACCCTCTAGCTTATCCTTCGCCATAGTATATCCCCTAAGTTACTCTGTAGTCCACGCTTCATTCTCTGGTGTGTCGGGGTCATCCTTTACAAAGTGACCCTTATCGGTACGAGCACGAACCTTTTTACCAGTATTACTTTTTTTAGGATTAGTAATTAGTAACTCTTGGACTTTACCATCACAGCACCAGTAATCTCCGTATGGGTCGAAAGCTGCAAGTACATCACCTAAGCGTGTAGTTACAGCGTCTTCCGTTACAAGATACCCGTGCTCTTCAAGAACATCCTTGTAGTCTAGGAATTTCATTTCTTCTTCTTTCCCATACATTTTCCTACTGCCTTACATTTAAGTGGGGTAGGGC